GCGTCGCGCAGGACGCGGCTGCGGCCGGAGGTTTCTCGAAGCGTTTCCCCGATGCCGCGCGCATCAGCAAGATTTAACGAACTGGAGAGGAGGGTAAGCTGATGGCCGGTGGCTTTCAGACTCAGGTTTCCACGGCCCTTGCACCGGCCGTGGAAGGCGACTTCTGCGACAAGAACCCGCGCTATACGGTCGATGCCGGGCCGGGGGGCCTGGTGGCCGGCGCGAGCGGCGTGACGGTCGGCCGCTTCGCGTGGCTCAGCTACGCGGGCATCGACCCGGACAACGCGCCGACGATCGCCAACAACTTCGGCTCCGGTATTCCGGACGGCTTCATCGCCCGCGAGCAGCAGGGGCTCAATACGACATACCTCAGCAACGCCGGGATGACCATTCCCACCGGATTCGGGGTGACGCTGTTCAGTGGCGGCGGCTTCTGGGTCAAGAACGCCGGCACCGGGCAGGCCACCCGCGGCATGAAGGCGTACGCTCGCGAGGGCGACGGCGCTGTGCTGTTCGCGGCCACGGCGACGCCGGCTACCGCGTCGGTCACCGGGTCCATCGGCGCGGTCGCGACGACCTCGGTCACCGGCTCGATCTCCGGCAACGTGCTCACCGTCTCGGCGGTCGCTTCGGGTACGCTGTACCCCGGCGCGACGCTGAGCGGCACCGGAGGCGGCGGGGTCACTTCGGGAACCAAGATCGTCAGCCAGCTGTCCGGCACCGCGGGAGGCGTGGGCACGTACGCCCTCAACATCCCGTCGCAGACGGTAACGTCCACCACCATCACGGCAGCGGCCGGCGTTCTCAACGTCACTGCGGTCGGCTCGGGTACGCTCTCGGTCGGGGACGTCCTTACGGGCACCGGCGGCGGCGGCGTTACGTCCGGCACCACCATCACGGCGCTGGGCACCGGCACCGGGCTCACCGGCACCTACATCGTCGACCCGTCCCAGACGGTGTCCTCAACCACCATCACCGCTAACACCACCGTGGAGACGCGGTTCACGGCGGTATCCTCGGGTCTGACCGGAGAGCTGATCAAGATCTCCGATCGGTACCAGTAGAAGAAGGGAGTACAGACATGAACTTCGCAGAGGGTATTGCCGCCTTCCGCGCCGACAGGGCGCACTTGGAGGACCTCGGCGTGGCCTGGCAGCCGGGCGCCGAGCCACTCGGCTACTGGCCGCCCGAGGCCAAGCGAGACTACGCGCTCGCGATGGACGCGCTGCCGACGCTGACTACGGACCCGAACTCCTCGGTCCCGTCGATCCTGACGACCATGATCGACCCCGAGGTCTACCAGGTGCTGTTCGCCCCCAGCAAGGCGGCGATGATCCTGGACGAGGTCCAGAAGGGAACCTGGCTCAACGATACGATCATGTTCCCGGTCGCCGAGGCCACGGGCGAGACGTCGACCTACGGCGACCACAGCGAGAACGGCCGCGCCGGGGTCAACACCAACTGGCCCCAGCGACAGTCGTACCTCTTCCAGACGATCAAGGAGTACGGCGAGCGTGAGCTGGAGCGCGCCGGACTCGCCCGGATCAACTGGGTGTCCGAGATCGACAAGGCCGCGGCGCTGACGCTGAACAAGTTCGCCAACTATACGTACTTCTTCGGCGTCCAGGGTCTGCAGAACTACGGCCTGCTCAACGACCCGAACCTGTCGGCCTCCCTCACCCCGGCGACCAAGGTGGCCGGCGGCACGGCGTGGATCGTCGGCAGCGTGATCAACGCGACCGCCAACGAGATCTACGCGGACATCGAGTCGATGTTTTACCAGCTGACGACGCAGACCGCCGGGTTGGTGCAGCAGGACTCGCCGATGACGCTGGCGCTCTCGCCGAACAGCGCCGTCGCCCTGACCGCGACGAACTCGTTCAACGTCAACGTCTCGGACCTGCTGAAGAAGAACTTCCCGAACCTGAAGATCGAGACGGCGGTTCAGTACGGCGCGCGCACTTCCACGAACACTCAGGGTGTGGCGGCCGGCAACCTAGTCCAGCTGATCGCGACCGAGGTCGAGGGGCAGCGGACGGGCTTCTGCGCGTTCAACGAGAAGATGCGCAGCCACCCGATCGTTCGCCTGATGAGTTCGTTCCGGCAGAAGGCGACCGCCGGCACCTGGGGCACCGTCCTGCGGTTCCCGGCGGCCATCTCAAGCATGATCGGAGTCTAGACGCACCATGGCGGAAACTACCACCAAGACCGGCGGCGACACCGTCGTCGTCGGATGCAAGCTCCCGAACGGCCTCGTCCTCCAGCTCTCCGAGCTGCGGGAGGGCAACGAGGCTGTCCCGGGGGGCTTCCGCTCCGTAAAGCAGGCGCGGCGCCTGCCGGAGACCTACACGCTGCGCGGCACGGCGTACAACTTCAATCCCAAGCCGGCGGACAACCCGATGCTCGTCGCTGGGTTCTCCATCACGCCGGGTATTCCCAAGGAATTCTGGGAGCGCTGGCTCGCGATCAACGCGGACTCGGACGTCGTTCGCAACGGGCTGGTCTTCGCGGCCAGCGATGACGCGCGAGCGCGAGCGCACGCCGCGGAGAACGCGAAGCAGAACAGTGGCTTGGAGCCGATCGATCCGGACGCCCCGGCGGTCTTCGGTCGCGACGTACGACGCATCGAGGCCGGCACGCGGACGTAGCAGCCATGCGCTTCCTGTTCAACCTGATGAACCACGGCAAGCTCGGTCAGCGGTCCCTGGAAGACGTCATTGGGATTATCGGCCACCAGCTGCGTGCCCTAGGGCACGAGGCCGTGTGGCGCGAGTCGAACGACGGCTGGCTCCCGGCCGGGGCCGGCTACAACGTGCTGGTCGAGGGAACGACGGACGAGTTCGTCGAGATCGTGGCCCAGGGCTACGCCCAGGGCTCTCGATACCTGCTCGTGGCTACCGAGGAGCCGACGCCCAGCGGCTTCAACCACGGTACGACCGTCGAGATGGTCCAGCGCCAGGCCGACTTTCCGAAGATCGCCCCGTACCTGGACGGCATCCTGTCGCTCGTCCCCGGAGAACACGTAGTCTCGTGGTATGCCCAGCACGCGCCGACCGCGCCGATTGAGCTGGGCTACGCGCCGGCCCTGGTGCGCGGTACGGTCGCCGCGCAGATGTCGGACGCCGTAAAGTCCCACATTACGGGCATCAGACCGCGGGAACCAACGCACGACTTCGGCTTCTACGGCTCGATGTCGCGGCGCCGTATCGACCTCCTGAGGAAGCTAGCCCGGGCCTCCGGTAAGGCACGGGCCGTGCGCGTCGTCGGGGACTTCGCCACGCAGGACGAGCGCGACGCCGCGATGATGGAAGCCAAGGTCATCCTCCAGATACGCAAGTTCGACGAGATGGGACTGGTCTCCTCGTCGCGCTGCTGCACGGCGCTCTGCATCGGTCGACCGGTAATCGCGGAGCCGCACGAGCTGTCGAAGCCGTGGGACGAGGTCGTCAGGTTCGCCAAGACCGAGGACGAGTTCGTCACTCTCGCGCTGATGGCCCGCGGCGCCTGGCGGGAGATGCACGCGCTTCAGTTCGACCGCTTCCGCGCGAAGTTGTCGCCCGAGTACTGCGTCGGCCGCGCGCTGCGCTCGCTCGGAGTCGACCGCGGGATGATGGCGGCGTGAACGACTGGGCCGCGATCTGCCGCTACGGCGGCGTCGGTGACAACCTGATTGCGGCCAGCGTGCTCGCACCCCTGCGGAAGAAGTACGGTCGCGTCGAGGTCATTACCCAGAAGCCCCAGCACGTAATCTTCGAGAACAATCCGCACGTCGACAAGCTGTCCGTCTACTCTCCAGGCGATATCCCGGGCGAGACGCTGGAGGCCTGGAGTCGCTGGCACCGGGTGCGCGCGAAGGAATACTCCTTTTTCGCCAATCTGTCGCACACGGTCGAGTGCCTGAAGGCGTTTCTGCCCGCCCAGACCGAGTTCGACCGCTCCGCTGAGTGGCGCAGACGTCGCTGCGCCGGGAGCTACATCGCGGCGGTCGCGGAGGTCTGCGGGGTCGACCCGGCGGAGTGCGAGCCGCGATTCTACCCGACCGAGGAGGAGACCGCGCGGGCGATCGAGACCTTCAGCGGACAGGTCGGCAAGCGGCCGATCATTGGTTGGGTCCTATCCGGGACCCGTATTGACAAGATCCACCCGGCGGGCACGCTGATCGTCGCCCGACTCATCGCCGAACTCGGCGCGCAAGTCGTCCTCTTCGGCGCCCCGGGGCGCGACCATGAGATGGCTATCCGTATACAGGATCACGTCCGGCGCCAGAATGGCACGACGGACGGCCTGCACGCGATGGTCGACGAGTACAAGCCCGGGATGACCTTCGAGACGCAGAAATTCCCGATTAGACGTATCCTCACGCAGATCCGGCACTGCGACCTGGTTATCAGCCCGGACACCGGTCCCGCCTGGGCTGTGGCGATGGAGGACGTCCCGAAGATCGTCATGGTCAGCCACGCGAGCGCCGAGAACATTACCGGCGGGTGGCGCAACACGACGACGCTTCACGCCGACTCGGAGAAGGTGCCGTGCTGGCCGTGCCACAAGCTACACGATACCCTCGATACCTGCACCCCGGACGAGACGGGTCAGGCAGCGGCGTGCATCTCGTCGATCTCGGTCGCCGTGGTGCTGGCCGAGGCCGAGAGGATGCTGCGAGCGCCCAGACATATCGCCGCGAAACCAAACGGTCATGATGCGTCTTATTATCAACGACTCGATGCCGATCAAAGGATCTCGACCGATGGAAGTCAAGGAGCTGAAGGACGCACTTAGCGTCTTCAACCCGTCCGGCGCGATCACGGTGGCCGTCCCGGCGCTCGGCAAGCCGCACGAACTGCGGGAGATACGACTTGTCGGCCACCTCGATCACCCCGGCGAAGTGAAGAGCGACCCAGATCATCCCGGCGCGCTCGACGTCGTGTGCGATCACTGGGACGATCCGCCGAGAGATGCCGGTCCGGGCCACGCGATCGGAGACCTGCTGAAGGCGCTCGAACCCTATCCGGACGGCATGCACGTCCGCGTCGCGGTGCCGATGCAGCACGACAGCGTGTCACACCGCATGCTTGACATCGTTATGCTCGGCCACGCGGTCGGTACCGCCAAGGGAACCCCAGGGGTCCAGATGATCTGCGAGAACTGGGACAACCCCTACCAAGTCGTCAAAGAGTTTCCCCATGTCGTGGAGGCTCGCCAGCGGGAATATGAGCAGCGCGCGGCCTCTGTTCCGCCAGGCGAGGCGCTGCCTGATACGGTAGGGGTCTGACAGATGGCAAATATCGCTACGTACGCCGAGAACTTCCTGCTGGCTTACCTGCTCCTCGGCGCTACGGCGACCCGCCCAACGGCCTGGGGCATCGGGCTGTCTCTCGCGTCGCCGACGTCCGTATCTGGAAGCGAGATCGCCTCGGGCACCGGTATCGTCCGGTCGAGCGGGCAGTTTAGTTCGGCTAACATCAACACCTTCGTCAATACGGTAGCGAACACCTACGGCCCGGTGAACGCGGCCGGATCTTACAGCGGGATCATCGTCAAGGACTCGCTGCCGGCCAGCTACACCGCGGACCAGGGGAACCTGCTGCTGTACGGACTCCTCGCCACGGCCAGGACCGTCGGCTCGGGCGACTCGCTCGTGCTCGCCTCCTCGGCGCTCACCATATCGCTGTCGTGACCGTAAAGGTCGCAAACTGCCGCGACGGCCGCCGGCTCTACTTCGAAACGGACCACTACTTCGCTCCGCTGCTGGAGGCCTACGGCGAGTACAGCCCGGGCGAGGCGGAGGTGTTCCGTCAGATGATCCGCGAGGGCGACACGGTCGTCGACGCGGGCGCGCACGTCGGATGCCATACTGTCACTCTGGCGAAGCTCGTCGGTCCCCGCGGAGCGGTGTACGCGTTCGAGCCGCAGCGCCCGGTTTTTTACGCGCTGTGCGGATCTCTCGCGCTGAACGAGGCTTGGAACGTCCACGCGTTTCAGTGCGCACTCGGGACCGCGCGCGGCATGACGAAGATGCCGCTGCTCGACTACTCCGAGAGAAACAATTTTGGGGGCATTTCCGTCGGGACCGACGACGGTGCCGATGTTCCGGTCATGGCTCTGGACGACTTCGACCTTCCCCAGCTACGCTTCCTGAAGATCGACGTCGAGGGGCACGAGACGGAGATGCTCGCAGGCGCGGGGCAGACGATCAGGCGCTGCCGCCCGATTATCTACGTCGAGAACGATCGCCGAGAGAACTCCGACCAGCTGATCGCGACCCTCGCCGACCTGGGGTACGATATGTATCTACATACTCCTCCGCTCCACAGCGGTCAGAAGTATATGCCGATGCTGGGTGATCGTGCTGGTCCCACTGTCGTGTCGTTCATGCTTCTCTGCGTCCCGACCGAACAGGGATCGAAGATAGAGGGTCTGAAGCGCGTCGCCGGTTCCGGAGACATGCCCGCAATCGCGGTCTGACATGCCCGCCGGGACGTTCGCAGAGAATGTCCTGCTGCAGTACGCCCTCCTCGGGGCTACGGCGTCGCGTGTCACGACGTGGAGCGTCGGGCTCTCGCTGGGATCTCCGAAGGAGGGCACTCTCTCCGAGGTAGGCGCTGGTTCCGGGTACGCGCGGGCCGCGGCCGGCTTCGCCTCTCAGAATGCGAACACGTTCACTAATACCGCCGCTGTTACCTACGCGGCCTTCAGCTCTAACGCGACGATTTCCGGGGCCTTCGTTACCAACAGCGCTGGCAGCCTCCTCCTGTTCGGAACTCTCTCTCCGGCGACGGCAGTAGCCAAAGGCAGCGTCGCGTCGTTCGCCTCGGGTGGTCTAAAGGTAGTTCTCAGTTAGGATGGCCGCGACCGTATTCGCCGCTACCATGACGGTCGTCGGAGCACAGACCGCGGTGACTGTCTCCAGCGAGGCGATCCCCGCGGTGCTCGCTGGTTCTGGCGGGCTCGTCGCGCCGCTGCTACTGATCGACACGCAGGTCAGAGGTGCGCTGGCCGGTGCCGGCTCCATGGTTGCCCCCGCGACGGCGATAGAGTTGATCGCCGACCCCCTGCGCACCAACTACGTCCGCAACAACTCCGGGCAGGGTGCCGTTCCAGGGACGCCCGGCACGCTGCCGACGAACTGGTCCTTGCCTAATACCGCCATCCAGGCACCGACTGTCGTAGGCACGGGAACCGAGAACGGTCTTGACTATGTCGACATCCAGATAAATACCGGGGCGACGAACAACGACTCCGCGTTCGCGTTCTTTTTCTGGGAGGGGCAGAGCGGCGCGGGTATGCCCGTGCTGCAGCAGATAACCTCCTCGGTTTACTCCAAAGTGGTGGCTGGGTCAGTCGGGGGCGCTAACGTGCAAATAAAACTGCGCGCGTGGCCAGGACCGGTGGACGTCAGCACCAATATAGGTGCCCCGTTTGGCTCGGGAACGTCCTTAATAGACGACAGGATTGTGGTTAGTCGGGCGACCGCTCCCGCGGGTACGACTGATTTTACGAGTTTTCTCCAGTTTAGTGGATTAAGTACGACTGCCCCTCTTAACTTTACAGTGCGCATTGGGAGTTCTCAAATAGAGGCCGGCCTGTACGCTACTGATAATGTCAGGACTACCGGTAGTACCGCGTCGGCGGGCGGCCTCGCCCCCAGCTTCGTGATGACAGCGGACTTCGTCCCGGAACAGTTCGTCTCGGCGGTATGCGCTGGGGCCGGGTCTCTAGCTGCTTCTCTGGTGACCGGCGAGGCGGTCAGAGCGACAATGGCTCCGGCTGGTACGCTCACTGCCGACGTCATACCGGAACAGTTCGTCTCGGCGACCTTCGCGCCGGCCGGGTCTCTCGTCGCGCCGCTCCTTGTCGTCGATGCGCAGAGCCGAGCCAACCTGGCGCCGGTCGGTGCGATGACGTCCTCGCTTCTCGCGGTGGAACAGGTTGTTGCGACCTTCGCGCCGGCCGGGGCTATGGTCGGCGCTGTGCTACCGCAGCAGTTTCCGACGGCGACGCTGGCTCCTTCCGGACTGCTCACTGCGGCGCTCGCTGCCTCAGAACAGGTGACCTTATCCCTCGTACCATCCGGTACTCTTTCCGTTTCGCTCGTCGCCGCGGAGTTGGGAAGAGCAGCGTTCAGCGGAACCGGCGCTATGACCGCCGACGCGCTCCCAGAGCAGTTCCTCAGCGCGATCTTCGCCCCGGTCGGCCAGATTGTCGCAGCTCTCCTCGACAGCGAGCAGATCGCGCCGAGTACGTTTGCCCTGGCCGGGTCGCTGACCGCGAAATTCACTGAGAGCGTGCAGTCGGCTGCGTCGCTGAACCTCGGCGGCCTGCTCGCCGCTAGCGTACTCCCGGAGCAGTTCGTCGCCGCGACTATGGCTCCATCCGGGACGCTGGCGGCCGGGCTCTCGGCGAGAGAGATAGGGACCGCGACCTTCGCCGGCATCGGAACGCTTACCGCATCTGCGTCCGTACCGCTGGCCGGACCGTCCGCGGATTTCTCCGTCGCGGGGTCTATGACCGCTGACGTTCTGCCAGAGCAATACGTCGTCGCGGCGTTTTCTGGCTCGGTGTCACTCGCGGCGTTCTCGGTCCTACTAGAGCCGGCCGCCGCGCTGTTCAGCGGCGCGATCGTCGTCGCCGGAGACGTCCTGGCGCAGCAGTTCCTGTCCTCGGAGTTCGCGCTGGCGGGTGCGCTCACTACCACGACGCCCCAGGGTGGGGTCGAGAGCGATCTTACCGGCGAGTTTCAGATGTTGGCAGATGCATTTCCGGAGCAGCCGGCAGCGGCGGCGATGGAAATCAGCGGGTTCGTCACGGCGCACCTTGGGCGCATGGTGGTGATCGGCGACTTCCCGCGGTCCATCTTCGGCCGCGCAGAGTTGCGGCAGCTCGACGGGGGCGACCCTCTCAGGCGCGGTGCGGCCGACAGCCAGCTGCGCCAGCTCGGCGGCGGCCCGGCCGGGAACCGAAGTGCTTCTGCTGGGAGACCCCAGAGAGTTTCGGAGGACCTAGTTGGCTAACACCGTGTTCGGTCCTATCCTGCCGGGTGTGATCGACAATTTCGAGTTCGACTTTACGTCGCAGATCGGTTCCTCGGGTTCGATCGCGTCGGTCACGTGGGCCTGCGCTGCGACGCAGGGGACGGACCCGGACGCCGCCGCGCGCCTCGTCGGCGCGCCCTCGTTCAGCCAGTTCAAGACGACATCGCTCGTCGGCGACATGGTGGACGAGGTCGTCTACAGCCTGACCGCAACGGCGGCGATCAGCGACGGCCGCGTGCTTATTCAGATCGGTGAGGTACTGTGCTCGTCCCAGCCGCCCGAGCCGATGCCGAAGCCCACCTCGCCCGGGTGGGTGCAGTTTGACTACGACCAGTTCGTCGGCAAGTACCCGGAGTTCGCGGACCGCACGGTGGAGCAGCTCCAGGACTTCTTCGACGCGACCGGCGACCTTCACCGCAACGACGGGAACGGACCAGTCCAGGACCCTGTTCAGCAGCTGCGGCTGATGTACCTGCTGATGGCTCACCTGATAAAGCTCTCCTCGCTGTCCTCCGGTACGAATATGGTCGGCCCGATTACCAGCGAGTCGGTGGGGCCGCTCTCCGCCAGCACGAAGGGCTTCGAGGGACTTCCGGGGACCCAGCAGTGGTACGTGCAGACCCAGTATGGGGCGACCTACTGGGCGGCGACCGCGGCCTACCGCGGGCTGCGCTATCGCCCCGGCCCGACCAGGGTGTTCGACCTCAATCCCCTGAGGTGGTAGATTGCCGCCGCTCCTAGACCTGTCCTTCCTGACGACCGACGCGCTATTCGCCGACACATTCGACGTGACGCGCCGGCCGGAAATAGTGGGGGACGACGGGATCTCGCGGGTCTCCGAAGTCCTATATCTCGGGCAGGTTGGAGCGGTATATCCCACCGGCTCGAACGTGCTGACGCGCCAGACCGACGACAGCTATTCGACCGATACTGTCACGATCGTCACGAAATTCCGCCTGCAGATGATGGCGCCTGGCTACCAGCCCGACCTCGTCCAGTGGGACGGTAACACTTACGTCGTCCACACGGTAAACGGGTACACGCGGTACGGGCGCGGCTTCGTCGAGGCCGAGTGCACCGCGATCAACAATCAGGTCACTCCGTGAGCAATCTGAAGACCACCGACAATTTCGGCGAGCTACTGAAGGCGCTACGCCTGCTCTCCCGTACTACGGTACTCGTTGGCGTCCCGTCGGACGACGAGGAGAAGTTCGGGGCGACCAGCGAGAACCAGCGTACCGACGTGGACATCACGAACGCGCAGATCGGCTACATCAACGAGTTCGGCGCGCCGGAGGTCAATATTCCGCCGCGACCGCACCTCATCCCCGGGGTCGAGCAGGCGATGCCCGAGATCACGCGCCGGCTGCGCGCCGCCGGGGACGCGGCCTTCGCGGCGCGGCCTATGGCAGCGACGAAGAACTTCCACGCCGCGGGCCTTACTGCTCAGGCCTCGGTCCGCAACGTGATCGCCCGTGGGATACCGCCTCCGCTGGCCCCCGCGACGGTCGCGGCGCGCCGCAGGCGGTCTGCCGGCAGCACGTATCGCCGGAAAGCCGCTACGGCCAGCGACGTGACGCCCCTGATCGACACTGGGGACTACGTCGGTTCCATCTCCTACGTCGTGCGGACGGGCCGGAGTACGGTGTAAATCCCTCCCAGGATAAGGATACTCTCCCATGAATGACAATGACCGTGCCAATCTGCTCGCTCGCGCGGACAACCACGAGAATATCGCGTCTACCCACCCCGAGGGGTCGCGCTGGGCGGTCGCCTTCGCCGACGCGGCGCGGCAGCTCCGCGAGCTGTGCGACCCGGGGCTCGTAGCCGCCGCTGGAGCGCGTGAAGCGCCGGGGGGCAGTAATAGTAGCCCGCGCCTGCCAAGCACGCCCGTGCGGGCTACGGCGGCGGTTTCTTAGCCCTTGGCCGTCGTCGAGGCGCCCGACTCTTCCGTCGCGGGGTTTTTGCAGCCCGGCGACCTGCCGGAATTCACGTTCGATGACCCCGCCGACGGGTTCGACGTAGGGCGCTGGCCGACCCTCCCGCCGACGGAGGGACAGGATCTCGACGCATTCATGCAGCAGGTGGTCGCCGGGGTCTCCGGTCTCGCTGGTACCCTAATACGCCCTCGGTGGCAGCCCGAGCCGCCTAATCTGCCGGATATGCCCGCGACGTGGGCCGCTGCTGGGATCACCGCGTATAGGCCCGAGGGATACCCGGTCGACGCGCACGACTCCGAGGGCGAGGGGCGCGACGACCTGGCGCAGCACGAGGAGTTCGACCTCCTGTGTTCGTTCTACGGCTCTGCTGCCGGCGCCGCGGCCGGACGCTGGCGCCACGGCATCTACGTCGCCCAGAACCGGGAGCTGCTCAGACACTTCGCCATCGGTCTGGTGATCGTCAGTGGTCCGACAGTCGTCCCGTCCCTCATCAGGGAGCGTTGGCTCTACAGAATGGACGTCACGGCGACGTTTCGCCGACAGGTCCGCCTGGTCTACCCAGTCCTCAACTTGCTCTCGGCGCCGGTGACCGTCGTGACAGATCCGCCCTACACCCGCTCGATCATAGCAGGATAAAGCCATGCCAATCGGTCTTCCCGTCTCACGCCTGATCTCGGTTGCGGTCAATCTTGCGCCGAACGCCGCGCCGACCGCGAACTTCGACTCGTTACTGATCGTGGGTGACAGCGACGTCATCAATGTTCAGGATCGTATTCGCTCGTACAACACGATCGCGTCGGTGGCAAGCGACTTCGGGACGACCGCGCCAGAGTATCTCGCGGCGCTGCTGTTCTTCAGCCAGGTTCCGCAGCCTGCCCAGCTCTATATCGGCCGCTGGGCGAAGACCGCCACGCACGGACTGCTCGTCTGCGGCGCGCTCTCGGCGACCCAGAAGCTGATGTCCTCGTGGACCTCGATCACGACCGGCTCGCTGCGGGTGACGATCGACGGCGGCTCGCCGATCAACCTCTCCGGCCTGAACTTCGCGAGCGCGACGAACCTCAACGGTGTGGCGTCGGTGATAAACGCGCCGCTGAGCGGCACAGCGACCGTGACCTACGACGGCACAGGGTTCGTCGTCCGGAGCAATTCGACCGGCGTGACCTCCACAGTCTCGGCCCTGAGCGCGACCGGCAGCGGCGCGGACATTTCGGTCCAGATGAACGGGACGATCGGGACCCTGTCGGAGATAGTCGCGGGTATCGCCCCGGAGACCGCGCTGGAGGCGGTAGTCGTGCTCGACGGGCTTCAGACCGGATGGTACGCGTTGACCTTCGCGGCAGGTACGGGCAACGCGGACATATCGGACGCCGACCACCTCGCCGTCGCCGCGTACGTGGAAGCCAGCGGTATCGGCTCCGGAAACCCGCACGTCTACGGCATTACCACGGCTGAGCCCGCGGCGATCACGACGAACGATACGTCGTCGATCGGCTACGAGATGCAGCAGCTGGGGTACAACCGTACCCTGGTCCAGTACAGCACGACCAGCCCGTATGCGATCTGCTCGTTCTTCGGTCGCGCGTTCACCGTCGACTTCAACGGGTCCAACACCACCATCACCATGATGTGGAAGCAGGAGCCCGGGGTCGTCGGCGAGCAGCTGTCGTCTACCCAGGCCGACGCGCTGAACGCGCGCAACTACAATTATTTCGGGAAGTTCAACAACAATACGTCGATCATCGTCAACGGCACGGTCGCGTCCGGGCAGTTTTTCGACACTATCTGGGGCGTCGACTGGTTCGCCAACCGCATCCAGACGGACCTGTTCAACCTGCTGTACACCACGTTCACGAAGATCCCGCAGACCGACTACGGGGTTCACCTGCTGACGACGCAGGTCGCGGCCTCGTGCGACGCGGCGGTAAACAACGCGCTGCTGGCACCGGGTACGTGGACCAACGCGGGGTTCGGTACGCTGAAGGAGAACGACTTCCTCCCGAAGGGGTACTATGTGTTCGCCCCGCTGGTGGCGACGCAGAACGTGGCCGACCGCGCCGCGCGGAAGGCCCCGCCGATCCAGGTTGCGGCGAAGCTGGCCGGCGCGATCCACACCGTGTCGGTCACGATAAATGTAGCCGCGTAGCGACTTTTGTTGCGCAACGCCCGGAGACTAAGGCTAAATATCGCGCTGCAAATCTCGGTCGTAAGAAGTCTCCAGAGTCAATAGAAAAACTTAAAGCAACTCTGAACCGTCCCGAAATCCGCGAGAAACTATCTGCCGGCCGGCGTGGTAAACCTGTGTCCGAGGAGCAAAAAGCCAAACAGCGTGCAGCAATGCTGTTGCAAGATAACTCACGACTTCATACACCAGAGGCTCAGGCAAAGGCTGCCAGGAACCGAAAAGGTCGTATCTGGATTACAGACGGTATTAACGGCGCTACGATTATGCCCGGCGAGCCGATCCCCGAGGGCTGGCGCAAGGGCCGAAATACCACTGGTCGCCCAGCCCACAACAAGGGCGTTCCGGCCTCCGAAGAACAGAAAGAGAAGAATCGCCGCGCCGCCTTGACACAGTTTCAAGACCCAGCGCAGTTGAAACGAAACCGTCAGCAAGCTGAAGAATACTGGGCTCAGTTTACATCAGAGCAGCGCTCCGAGATGATGCGCGCCAGGTTAGATCAGCCCGAAGTTCGTGCGAAAATGAGTTCGTCTGCGCAAAACCGTAGAGTAAAGGAGACCTAAATTGGCGAGCTACAGCTTCCTAGACGCCGCCGCGGCCATCACCGGCCCCGGCGGTGCGTTCTCGGTCGGCCCCGGCGCGGGCAACGCCGAGGAGGGCATCACGGTCACGATGACCGAGAACAAGAACACGATGACCATCGGCGCCGACGGTTCGGTCATGCACTCGCTCCACGCCGGCAAATCCGGCACGATTACCGTCCGCCTGCTGAAGACCAGCCCGACGAACAAGCGGCTGAGCGATATGTACGCGGTGCAGACCGTGAGCGCCGCGCTGCACGGCAAGAACACGATCGTGGTGAACGACCTCGCCCGCGGTGACGTCATCACCTGTAGTCAGGTCGCGTTTGAGAAGTTCTCGGACATCACCTTCGCCAAGGAAGGCGGCATGAACACCTGGACCTTCCAGGCCGGGGTGATCGACTTCGACCTCGCCTCCGGCGACGCCATCGCGGCGTAACCCGTGCGCGCCTGGTCGGCCGACGACGCGGACGTGATCAGCCGCCGGGTCCGCGAGCTGGACGAAGAACGGCTGGCGGTCTTCAACTGCGCCTGCGAGACCATCGTCGGGGAGCGCGGTGAGGTCGTTAAGGTCCTGTCGTCGTCTTGCCCAGTTCATCGGGACATGGGTGGTTGCTACTGAAGAGGAGAATTTGTGGCCGACGTAGAGATCAGCGGGATAAACTTCCGCATCGGTAAGCTCAATGCGTTCCAGCAGTTTCACATCGTCCGGCGGATTGCTCCACTCCTGAGCGGTCTGGGCGAGACCTTCGCCCGCGCGCCCGCGCCTCCAGCTGCCGAGGGCGAGGAAGCCCCGCCCGAGGCAGACGAGT